CAGACCCCCGACCTCCGCACCACCCCGACCGATGACATGTGGGACTACCGCACCGACGAGGATGTGGATGACGACTGGGAGGATGAGGAGGACGACTACGAGGAAGAAGACTACGACGAGGACGAAGAAGATTACTGAAAACCGAGGCGGGGGCTTCCGAAAAGGGAGCCCTTTTCTCGTGTCTGTCTCAACAAATACACACCAATTCCGTGAGCGAATGATCGTGCAGTATATGATGCGCACGGGCCTTGCTATTATCGGAATATGACGGTAATATGCACATACCGAAACGGAAAGGACGGTATGAACATGAAAAAAGGACTTAGCTACGATGAGGAAATGACCCTGCTCCTTGAATTGACTGACAACATGGACGACGGCGACCGCGAATGCTTCACGCTGGAGGATGCGGAGCAGATGGTCGCAGACCAGCACACCTACGAACGGACCCACGGGCTGCCCGAGGGCGAGTACGACCCCCACTTCTGGTTCGACACCATCATGGACATCATCGAGCAGGAAGCGGCAGAGAACGAGGAAGAGGAGGACGAGGACTGATGGAAAAGCGGAAACTGACCAAGGCGCAGGAGGCACAGCTTCTGGAAATCGCCAAGAGGAACTTGTATGCGGTGGAGGAACGGGGAGACCTTGAAACCCGCAACTGGGATGGAGCAGACTTTTTTGAGGTCTCAGCCTGGGGGCTGAAGAAGGCGCTGGAGGAAGCCTACCTTCTGGGCAAGGGCAAATAAGCGCCTCACAGAGGGGTGCACAGCCCCTCCGGGACACCCGCAGCAAACAACCCCACCCCGCCGCCAAAGCCCCACACAGGGGCAGAGGGGCGGGTGTGTGGGCAAGGGAGGAAGGCTTTATGAAACGACGGACGTACAACAATATGCTCAAGGCGACCCGGCTGATCATGGCGAAGGGCTACGACAAGGAGACCGCCAACGAGCTGGCAATGCGGTGCTTCAACAACGCCGAGCTGGCGAAGAACGGGATGCCGATTGAGTGGTGGATCGAGAAGATCCAGCCCGCAGATACACCGGATCTGCCCGAATCCCGGCAGACATGATTGTGTACATTAGCCGCTTGCTATTCTCCGGGAGTGACGGTAATATGTCCACAACAAAAGGGCAGAGGCCCGGAAAACGGAGGACAGAGCATGAAAAACGATTACAGATATCAGAAGACGACCACCCAGGAACACCTTGAAATGCAGGTCAGCGCAGGGGACGGCATTGTGGCCAAGTACGGCGACCACGTCCTGATGGCCGACCGCTACTGGAACGGATTCATCGCCGGGGTTTACGAGTTCATCGAGACCCCGGAGGAGACGGGGCTTGGCGAGTGCGAATGCAGGCTGAACCTCATCGAGAAGTCGGAGGGCTTCTTCCCGGACGGCGGTCACGCGCTGGAATGGGCGATCAGCAGGGTCAAATAAGGCAGAGGGCGGTTCGGGACACACATCCCAGCCGCTTTTCCTTTGGGAATCCGGCTGTATATGTACCAGATCAGGCAGAAGATGATCGTGTACATTAGCCGCTTGCTATTCCCGGCACATGACGGTAATATGTCCACAACAAAAGGACAGACGCCCGGAAAGAAGGAAACGGACATGACACGAAAAGCACAAACCTACCTGACCCGCATCAAGGCGGCGGGGAGCATTTACGACCTGCAGGGCATCGAGATCGCCTTCAAGCAGGACAGCACCCTGGGCTGGGATGACATTTCCCGCCTTTGCAAAGCGGCGGACGAGAAGCGGTACACGCTGACCAACAGCGAGGACACCATCCGGCTGAAGAACCTCCTGTTCTTCCGGGTGAAGGCGGAGATGGATGCCTACCACGACATGAGCCGCGCACCGGAATCCAACACGCCGGAGGAGATCGAGCGGCAGCGGGCACGGTTCTGCAGCGTCTGGCAGGTGCTGGAGGAAGCGGAGCTGGTCGATGAGTACGACGCCTGGAAGTGCGCAGGCGGCGGGGCAAAGTAAACACACCAGATTGCAAGGGACCTCTTCGGAGGTCCTTTTTGCTGTCCATTTTTAGAGAAGGGAGGGATGCCGCATGGCAACCAGAGGAAGAAAACCCACGCCGACCGCCATCAAGGAGCTGGAAGGCAACCCGGGCAAGCGGCCACTAAATAAGAGTGAGCCCAAGCCCACAAAGAAAGCGCCCGCCTGCCCCAAGTGGCTGGAGCCCGAAGCAAAGAAGGAATGGCGGCGGCTGGCGAAGCAGATGGAACAGCTCGGCATCCTGACCGAAGTGGACATGGCCGCATTCGCCGGCTACTGTCAGGCGTATGCACGGTGGAAAGAGGCAGAGGAGTTCATCACCCAGCACGGCACCATCGTCAAGACCCCGTCCGGCTATTGGCAGCAGGTGCCGCAGGTCAGTATCGCCCAGACCTATCTGAAGATCATGAACCGGTTCGCCGAGCAGTTCGGTCTGACGCCTTCCTCCCGGAGCCGCATCATTGCGGAGGACAGCACCAGTGGTCCTTCCGATGAGATGGAGGCTCTGCTGGGAGGTGACGGCTGATGGCTGAGACACGCCCCAAGAACTACCCGAAGCTGAAGAACTACCAGCCATCCCGGTTCATGCTGCCGACTTCCCACTACGATAAGGCCAAGGCAGATCGGGCGGTGACCTTCATTGAGAATCTGCGCCACACCAAGGGCAAATGGGCGGGCAAGCGGTTCTGGCTTCTGCCGTGGCAGGAGCAGATCGTCCGGGATGTGTTCGGCATCGTGGATGGCAGCGGTCACCGCCAGTTCCGCACGGCGTATGTGGAGATCGGCAAGAAGAATGGAAAGAGCGAGCTTGCAGCCGCCATTGCGCTGTATCTGCTCTTTGCGGATAATGAGCCCTCTGCCGAAGTCTACGGAGCTGCCGCCGACCGTCAGCAGGCGTCCATCGTTTTCGATGTGGCCAACCAGATGGTGCAGATGACCCCGGCACTGCTCAAGCGGTGCAAGATCATGGCGGCGACCAAGCGCATCGTCAACTACAGCAACGCCGGGTTTTATCAGGTGCTTTCCGCAGAGGTGGGCACGAAACACGGCCTGAATGTGTCCGGCCTTGTTCTGGATGAAGTCCATGCCCAGCCCAACCGCAAGCTCTACGATGTCCTGACCAAAGGCTCCGGCGATGCACGTGAACAGCCGCTGTACTTTCTGATCACCACGGCCGGCACCGACAAGGAGAGCATCTGCTACGAGCTGCACACCAAGGCGCTGGATATCCTGGACGGCCGGAAAATCGACCACACCTTTTACCCGGTGGTCTACGGGCTCAGGGACGACGAGGACTGGCATGATGAAGCCAACTGGTACAAGGCCAATCCCTCCCTCGGTCAGACCATCCAGATCGACCGTGTGCGGGATATGTACCGGGATGCGCTGGACAACCCTGCGGAGGAGAATGTGTTCAAGCAGCTCCGTCTGAATATGTGGGTGGCATCCCTGACCCGGTTTATCCCGGAACACATCTACGAGCTGGGCAACCAGCCCATCGATATGGAAGCCCTCAAAGGCCGTGACTGCTATGCCGGACTGGACCTTTCCAGCACCGGCGACATCACGGCTTTTGTACTGATGTTCCCGCCCCGGACAGAGGACGAGAAATACATCATGCTCCCGTTCTTCTGGATACCGGAGGACACCATCCCGCTGCGAGTACGCAGGGCGTCCGTTCCCTATGATGTTTGGCATCAGCAGGGATACCTCATGGCGACGGAGGGCAACGTCATCCACTATGGTTTCATTGAGAAGTTCATCGAGGAGCTGGGCAAGCAGTACCACATCCTCGAAATCGCATTTGACAGATGGGGAGCGGTACAGATGACACAGAATCTTGAGGGCATGGGCTTCACGGTCGTGCCCTTTGGTCAGGGATTCAAGGATATGAGCCCGCCCACCAAGGAGTTCTACAAGCTCCTCATGGAAGGCCGCATCATCCACGGCGGTAACCCCATCATGGCATGGATGGCCGGCAACGTGGTTGTGGAGAAAGACCCGGCCGAGAATATCAAACCGACAAAAGCCAAAAGCCCGGAGAAAATCGACGGCATCGTGGCTGCGATCATGGCCCTTGACCGCTGTATCCGCAATCAGGGTCAGCAGGGCAGCATCTACGATGACCCTGACCGCGGGCTTCTGGTTTTTTAATTCCAACAAGGAGGATGAAAACAATGAAGTATCTCATGAGCGCAGAGTGGTGGCAGGCGGCCGGAATCCGTGCCGTCAAGACCATGTTCCAGACCGGCGCGGCGCTTCTGGTGACCCAGATGCCGGGCGGCGCTGTGGACTGGGTATCTGTGGGCAGTGCGGCACTGCTGGCGGGCATCGCATCCCTCGGTACCAGTCTTGCCGGTCTGCCGGAACTGGAAAAGCAGGATAAGGAGGCTTAATACCGATGGGTTTTCTCGAATGGATGGGCTTTGGAAAGCCCAGGGATGCTCCCGAAAACAGTCCCGATGCAAATAGACCCGGTCTGCCGGAGGTAACGGACAATGTCCGCGATTCCGGGCAGACCTTTTTCTTTGGCACAGCATCTTCCGGTGAGCGGGTGGATGAGAAATCCGCCATGCAGATCTCGACCGTGTATGCCTGTGTCCGTCTGCTGGCCGAGACGGTGGCGGGGCTTCCGCTTCACCTCTACCGGTACACAGATGGAGGCAGCGGGAAGGAAAGAGCGGCGGACCATCCGCTGTACAAGATCCTCTACCGCCAGCCAAACCCCGAGATGACCAGCTTCACGTTCCGCGAGACCATGATGACCCACCTGCTCCTGTGGGGCAACGCCTACGCCCAGATCATCCGTGACGGCAAGAACACGGTGCTGGGGCTGTATCCGCTGCTCCCGGAGAACGTGGAGGTGGACCGCGACGAGGCCGGCAACATCTTCTATATCTACCACGCCTACACGGACGAAGTGCCGGGGGAGCAGAACCAGGACATCTACTTCCGGGCGGATGAGATCTTTCATGTGCCGGGGCTGGGGTTCAATGGTCTGGTGGGCTTTTCGCCCATCGCCATGATGAAGAACTCCCTCGGCACCACGCTGGCGGTGGAAAAGTACGGCGCGGCCTTCTTCAAGAACGGCGCACAGCCCAGCGGCGTGCTGGAGCATCCCGGTGTCCTCAAAGACCCCGGTAAGATTCGGGAGAACTGGACTGCCGTGTACGGCGGCGCGAACAATGCCCACAAGGTCTGTGTGCTGGAGGAGGGCATGACCTATAAGCCCATCTCCCTGCCGCCCGAGGACAGCCAGTTCCTCTCCACGAGACAGTTCGGCGTGGAGGAAATCTGCCGCATCTTCCGGGTGCCGCCCCACATGGTGCAGGACCTCGCACACGCCACCTACTCCAACATCGAGCACCAGTCCATCGACTTCGTGGTACACACGCTGACCCCCTGGCTGGTGCGCTTCGAGCAGGCCATCGTGAAAGACCTGCTGGTGGAGACGGAGCAGGATGAGTACTTCGCCAAGTTCAACGTGGACGGGCTTCTCCGGGGTGATTACCAGAGCCGTATGAACGGCTATGCCACCGGCATCTCCAACGGCTTCCTGTCTCCCAACGACATCCACCGTCTGGAGAACATGGACCTCATTCCTGCGGAGGACGGCGGCGACGACTACTACCTCAACGGCGGCTATGTAAAGCTGAAGGATGCGGGCAAGTTCGCCGACGCCAAGCAGACCGCAGTGGAGCAGAACCAGCCGAAGGAGGACGAGCCTGACGAGGGGGAGACACAGCAGGAGCCTGACAGCGAGAACCGGCAGAGTGAGAGTACGCCAAAGAAAACACAGAAAGGAAGGAAACGAGCCAGATGAAGAAATTCTGGAACTGGATTCAAAACGAAGCCGGCGGCAGGGTGCTTCGGCTGGAGGGGCCCATCGATGATGAGTCCTTCTGGGGCGACGAGGTGACCCCGAAAGCGTTCCGGGAAGAACTGAATGCCGGTACGGAGGATATCACGGTCTGGATCAACTCGCCGGGCGGCAATGTGTTCGCCGCAGCGGAAATCTACACCATGCTCCGGGACTACCCCGGCAGCGTGACCGTGAAGATCGATGCCATTGCCGCCTCTGCCGCCAGCGTGATTGCGATGGCGGGCAGCAAGGTGCTGATGTCCCCGGTAGCCATGCTCATGATCCACGACCCCAGCACCATTGCGATGGGCAACACCAAGGATATGGAAAAAGCCATCGCCACGCTGAACGAGGTCAAGGAGAGCATCATCAACGCCTATGCCGCCAAGAGCGGCCTGTCCCACAACCGCATCTCCAAGCTCATGGAAAATGAGACGTGGATGAACGCCAAGAAGGCGGTGGAGCTGGGCTTTGCCGACGAGATCCTCTTTGAGGCCGTGGAGCCGGAGGGTGATGAACCGGACGAAGACCCGGAAGAGGAAGAAAAGCCGGAGGAGGACAAGGGCATCCATCTGGAAGCCTCGCTCTATTCTTCCCGCCAGATGGGGCTGACCATCCTGAACCGTCTGGGTGTGACGGAGCCAAAGCCGCCCGTGGACACACCGGCTCCCACACCCAAGGAACCGGAAACCCCGCCCGCCCCGTTCATCGACCTGGACGGCAAGACCGAGGACGGCTCGATGCCGTTCAATATTCTCATGAAACAGCTGGAGCTGATGCACTGAGCATCCCCCGGTTATCAACAACTTTTTCAACAGGAGGATTTACCCTATGAGCAAGATTCTGGAACTGCGCAATAAGCGCAACACCCTCTGGGAGCAGACCAAGAACTTCCTGGAGCAGCACCGCGGCGAGAACGGCCTTGTGGCCTCCGACGCTGTGGAGCAGTACAACAAGATGGCGCAGGAGGTCAAGGACCTGGGCGCGGAGATCGAGCGTCTGGAGCAGCAGGCACAGATCGATGCCCTGCTGGCGGCGCCTACCTCCACTCCTGTGCATGGCAACCCCAAGGCCGGCGCCCCCAAGGACAAGGATGCACGCCCCACCGCGACCGCTGAGTACAGCGATGCGTTCTGGAACATGATCCGCGCCCGGGCAGCTACGGTGAGATCCACAATGCCCTGTCCATCGGTCAGGATTCCGAGGGCGGCTACACCGTGCCGGACGAGTTCGAGAAGAAGCTGGTGCAGGCGCTGGAGGACAACAACCTCTTCCGTGGCCTGGCCACCGTTATCCGCACCAGCTCCGGCACCCGCAAGATCCCCATCGCGCAGGACAACGGCGAGGCCAGCTGGATCGATGAGGGCGAGGAGATCCCGGAGAGCGACACCACCTTCAGCCAGACCATGCTGTCCGCCTACAAGCTGGGCACCATGATCAAAATCTCCAACGAGCTGCTGAACGACTCCGCTTTCGACCTCGCCACCTATATCGCACAGCGTTTCGGTGTGCGCATGGGCAACGCGGAGGAGCGTGCCTTCATCTCCGGTGACGGCGTGGGCAAGCCCCTGGGCCTGCTGGACGATGCCTGCGCGCAGGTGGGCGTGACTGCCGCTGCGGTGGACAAGGTCACCTTCGACGAGATCTTCAAGCTGTACTACAGCCTCCGCGCTCCGTATCGCAAGAAGGCCCAGTTCCTCTGCAATGAGTCCATGGTTCTCCAGCTCATGACCCTCAAGGACAACAACGGCAACTATATCTGGAAGCCGGGTCTGGACATCGGCAAGCCTGACACGCTGCTGAACCGTCCGCTGCGCACCTCTTCCTTCATGCCCGGTCTGGCTGCGGGCAACAAGGCCATGACCTTCGGTGACTACAGCTACTACTGGATCGCCGACCGCCAGAACCGCACCTTCCGCCGCCTGAACGAGCTGTACGCCCGCACCGACCAGGTGGGCTTTATGACCACCCAGCGCGTGGACGGCAAGCTGATCCTGCCGGAAGCGGTTCAGTGCCTCCAGATGAAGGCCGGCGCGTAAGCGGGGAAAGGAGGTGCCGGTCATGGCTCTGATCCCGTTTTTTGAAGCGAAGACCTACCTGCGGGTGGATTCCAGCGATGAGGATGCCCTGATCGGCATCCTTCTTTCCGCGTCCGAGCAGATGTGTAAGGACGTGGGCAGGTTGACCGAGGATCAGTGGGAAGCGGTGAATGACGCCGACCGGGATGCGGAAAACGGCGTCACGCCCACACGGGAGCTGGAAAGCCTGCGCTCGACCTGCCGGGTGGCGATCCTGTACGCACTGGGGTATCTGTATGAACACCGGGATGAAGCGGACCATCATGCGCTGATGCTGACGCTGCGTTCCATCCTGTCTGCGGTAAGGGAGGGGGTGGTCTGATGATCGACAAGCTGAACGAGCGCCTTACGATTGAAAAAAGTAAGGCATACACCGACAAGGCGGGCAATCATCGGAACACATGGGAGGATTACTTCTCCTGCTTCACCTACGCTTCGACCTACGAATTGCAGGAGAGCGGGGATGAGGTCAAGCAGGAGAACCGCAGCGTGGTGTTCACGGTGCGCTGGTGCCGGGAGACCGCCGTAGTCACATCCACCGGTTACCGCATCCGGTTCCGGGGGGATGTGTACAGCATCCTGTCTGTTGACCCGATGAACTATCAGAAGCAGGGCATCAAGCTCCACTGCAGGAAGGAGGCGCGCCCATGAGCAGAAGTTGCAGCATTGACGAACTGGCCGAGGTGATCAACCAGGGCTTGAAAGAGTATGCGGAGCTCTCCGCTTTGGGCGTTAAGCGCGCCGTGCGCAAGTCCGCCAAAACGGTAAAGGAGCAGATCTCCGAAGGCGCCCCGGTGAAGTCCGGGCGCTACGCCAAAAGCTGGGTGGCGAAGACCACGGAGGAGAACAGCCAGAAGCTGGTGCAGACCGTGTGTTCCCCGACCCGGTATATGCTGGCACACCTGCTGGAGAAGGGGCACGCCAAGCGCGGCGGTGGCCGTGTGTCCGGCAAGCCCCATATCGCCCCGGCAGAAGCAGCCGGTATTGAACTGCTGACCAGTCTGATCGAGAAGGAGCTGAAGGCATGACCCATGATGATGTGATGGCACTGATGGAGGCGATCAAGGCCGCAACCGGCTGTGATTTCGCCTATGACCATTTCGCCGAGGGGGAATCCCCAGACCCGCCGTTTCTGTGCTTTCTGTACCCGGAAGCGGCAGAGTTCGGTGCGGACAACATCGTCTACCACAGCTTCAGCCATCTGGACATTGAGCTGTACACAGACCTCAAGAACCCGGAGCTGGAGCAGAAGGTGGAAGCGGTGCTGACCGGCTATGAACTGTTCTTCCATAAATCCGAGGTTTGGATCGAGGAAGAGAAGATGTATGAAGTTTTGTATGAGCTGACCGTCTGAGAGGACGGTCAATTTTTATGGAGGAAACCGACATGAAGAGAAGCAACAAGGTGAAGTTCGGCCTCAAGAACTGCCACTACGCCAAGGCGACCTTCGATGAGGACGGCAACGTCACCTACGACAAGCCGGTGCGGATGCCCGGTGCGGTGAGCCTGTCCCTCGACCCGGAAGGTGAGAACGCCAATTTCTATGCCGATGACGTGGTGTTCTACGTCATTAACAATAACTCGGGCTACTCCGGCGACCTTGAACTGGCGCTGATTCCGGATAGCTTCAGCAAGGACATCCTGCACGAGGAGGAGGACGCCAACGGCGTCATGGCCGAGAACAACACGGTCAGCTACGAGCGTTTCGCTCTGCTGTTCGAGTTTTCCGGCGACGCCAAGGCCATCCGCCATGTGCTTTACTGCTGCAGCGCCTCCCGTCCCGCGATGGAAGGCCAGACCGCAGAGGACGAGAAGGAAGTCCAGACCGAGACGCTGTCCCTGTCCGCAACGGCACTGCCCAACGGCTATGTGAAGGCCAAGACCAGCGTGAATACCAGCGATGCGGTCTACAACGCATGGTACGACGCGGTGTACGAACCCCAGCAGACCGCTGTGGAGCCGGAACCTGACCCTGCCGGTGATGAAACCGCCAGCGGCTGATTCAGCCAGTAACCCAACACTATGGGGCGGGAAACCCGTCCCTCTACATTTTAGGAGGAAAACGACTATGAAAAAGCGCATTCTGATCATCCCCACCCTCGTCATTCTGCTGATCCTGGGCATTCTCTCCGTTCACATCATCCCCACCGGTTATACCGGTGTGAAGACCAGCTTTGGTCAGATCCAGCAGGAGCCCATCCAGAGCGGCACGGTGAACTTCACCATCCCCTTCGTGGAGAGCATCCACAAGGTCAACAACAAGCAGCAGGATAAGCGCATCGAGGCGCAGATCTGGGGCGAAGCCTCCGACAAGACCCCTGTGTATGCGTCGGACGTGATTGTGACCTATCAGGTGCTGCCGGAGAAGTCCGCATGGATCTATGCCAATGTATCTGATATCAAGAACCTGATCGGCGAGGAGCTGGTGGCATCGGCCATCAAGTCCGCAATGGTGGAACTGACGCCCGGTGAGGTGACCGCCCGCACGAAGATCGAGCCGTTGGTACAGCAGAAGCTGGTCGAGTCCCTGACACAGAAATATGGCGAGGGCGTGGTGTTTGTCAACAAGGTGGTCATCAACGATATGGATTTCGAGGAAGCCTACAATGCAGCCATCCAGCAGAAGTCCATTGCCCAGCAGAACGCTGACCGCCAGAAGATTGAGAACGCCGCCGCCATTGCCAAGGCAGAAGCCGACAAGCAGGTGGCTATCACCAATGCAGAGGCGGAAGCACAGAAGACCGCCATCAAGGCGGAGGCGCAGGCAGAAGCCAATAAGAAGATCGCGGAAAGCCTGTCTGATACCCTGATCGAGTACCAGAAGATCCAGAAGTGGGACGGCAAGCTGCCCACGGTGACTGGCAGTTCCGCACTGGTCGGCATCGACGCTGCGGAGTAACGACAAAACGACAAAGGGGCGGGGAAACCTGCCCCTCTACATTTTAGGAGGAAAACGACTATGGCAGTTACGAAGAAAATCGAGATCGATGGTCAGGAAGTGGAGTTCCGCGCAAGCGCAGCGGTTCCCCGCATGTACCGCATCAAGTTCGGCCGTGACATTTACAAAGACCTCCGTCAGCTGGAGACCAGCGTGGGGGAGAACGATGAGGATGCTTCCGGTCTTGACCTGTTCAGCCTTGAGATGTTCGAGAATATCGCGTTCATCATGGCCAAGCATGCCAGCCCGGACACGGTCCCTTCCGAGCCGGACGAGTGGCTGGAGCAGTTCAACACCTTCTCCATCTACCAGATCCTTCCTCAGCTGATCGAGCTGTGGGGTCTGAACGTGCAGACGCAGGTGGATGCAAGAAAAAACCTCGCCGTAGTGAGCGGGAAATGACAACGCCGCTGTTCATGCTCCGGTGTGTCCAGCTGGGCATCAGTATCCGCGACCTTGATTTGCTCACGATCGGTTTGGTCAACGATATGTTCACCGAGAGTGCGAACGACGATTATCCGTACAAGCAGCTTGCAAGTCAGGCTGATATGGACAAATTCTGACCTGAAAACAGAAAAATCCACACCTTTTTCAGAAGAAAACGGCGTGATTGCGCGGCTTTTCTGCAAAGGTGCGGATATGCTTTCTGGTTGTGATATTTGTGACACATTTTGAATTTTGCCCGTCCATCGTGGGGTGGATGGGCTTTTTACATGCCACAAAGGAGGTGGTCAGAGCATGGCATCCAGAATCCAGGGAATCACGGTAGAGATCGGCGGCGATACCACAAAACTGTCGTCCGCGCTGTCCGGGGTCAACAAGGAGATCAAGAATACCCAGACACAGCTGAAGGACGTGGAGAAGCTGCTGAAGCTGGACCCGTCCAATACGGAACTGGTGACCCAGAAGCAGAAGCTCCTGAAGGATGCCATTGCCCAGACGAAGGAAAAGCTGGAAACGCTGAAGACCGCAGCGGTGCAGGCCAATGAGCAGCTCCAGAGGGGTGAGATCACCCAGCAGCAGTACGATGCGCTCCAGCGTGAGATCCAGGAGACCGAGCAGACGCTGAAATCGCTGGAGGCACAGGCGGCTTCCACCAATACCACCCTTGCAAAGATCGAAGAAGTCGGCGGCAAGATGGAAAAGGTGGGCAACTCCATTGCCGGTGTCGGCAAGAAGATGTCGGTGGTATCTGCGGCCATTGCCGGTGTGGGCGCGGCTGCGGTGAAGACCACGGCAGAGTTCGACAGCCAGATGTCCACGGTGAAATCCATCTCCGGGGCGACCGGTGAGGAATTTGACGCACTCCGGGAAAAGGCGCTGGAAATGGGCTCCAAGACCAGCTTCTCCGCGAGCGAGGCTGGACAGGCAATGGAGTACATGGCACTGGCCGGCTGGAAGACCGAGGACATGGTGGACGGCATTGCCGGTATCATGGACGCGGCGGCTGCCTCCGGTGAGAACCTTGCAACCACCTCCGACATCATCACGGACGGTCTGACTGCCTTTGGCCTGTCCGCCAAGGACTCCGCACACTTTGCGGATGTTCTGGTCAAGACCGGCAACAGCGCCAACACCACCGTGTCCATGATGGGCGAGACCTTCAAGTATGCCGGTGCTGTGTGCGGCTCCCTCGGTATTTCCATTGAGGACGCCGCCATCGCTACCGGTCTTATGGGCAATGCGGGCATCAAGGCCAGCAACGCGGGTACCGCCCTGCGCACCGGCCTTACCAACCTTGTCAAGCCCACCGACCAGATGGCAACCGCGATGGAAAAGTACGGTGTGGCGGTGCAGACCAACGCAGACGGCAATGTGGACCTCATGGCCACGATGGAGAACTGCCGCACGGCACTTGGCGGTCTGGAAAAGACCGAGCAGGCGGCGGCTATTGCTGCCATCTTCGGCAAGAACGCCATGTCCGGCTGGTCGGCTATCGTCAACGCTTCGGAGGAGGACTTCTACAAGCTGACCGATGCCATCTACAGCGCAGACGGTGCGGCGCAGGAGGCCGCAGCCATCAAGCTGGACAACCTGCAGGGACAGATCACCATCCTGAAATCCACGCTGGAGGGCATTGCCATCCAGATCGGCGACATCCTCATGCCCACGGTGCGTGCCATTGTGGCGAAGATTCAGGAATGGGCGACCGCCTTTTCCAACCTCGACAGGGGAACCAAGGAGACCATCGTCAAGATCGCTGCGGTGGTCGCCGCCATCGGTCCGCTGCTGCTGATACTGGGCACAGTCATCTCCAAAACCGGTACGGCGCTCAAGGGCTTTACTTCTCTGGCAAAGGGTGTGGCCAGCCTCGCCTCAAAGGTGGGCAGTGCATCCGGGATGTTCGGGAAGTTGGGCGCGGCGCTGGGCGGTATCTCCGCACCCGTCATGGCAGTAGTAGCGGTCATCGGTACGCTGGTGGCTGCGTTTATGACCCTCTGGAATACCAATGAGGAGTTCCGCACGGCTATTACCGCCATCTGGGAGGGCATCAAGACGACTTTTGCCACCTTTGCCCAGGAAATCACGGCGAAACTGAACAGCCTCGGCTTTGACTTCCAGTCCATCACCGACGTGCTTAAGGCGGTGTGGAATGGCTTCTGCGCTGTGCTGGCCCCTGTGTTCGAGGGTGCGTTTCAGCTGATTTCCAGCATCCTGTCTGTGGTGCTGAACACGCTCTCCGGCCTGCTGTCGGTCTTTATCGGTGTGTTTACCGGCGACTGGCAGGGCGCTTGGGACGGCGTGAAGCAGATCTTCTCCGGGGTGTGGGAGTTCATCAAGAGTACCTTCTCCACGGTGCTGAACACCCTCAAGGGCGTGGCGGATGCCTTCCTTGGCCTGTTCGGAACGGACTGGAATACCGTCTGGACCTCCGTCAAGACCTTCTTCGAGGGCATCTGGAACGGTATCTCTTCCTTCTTCTCCGGGGCGCTCACCGGTATCCAGACCACGGCCACGACCGTCTGGAATGCCATCTCCGGCTTCTTTACCGGAATCTGGAACGGCATCAAGAGCCTCTTTGAGACGGTCTGGAACGGAATTACTTCCTTCTTCGGCGGCAAGGCCGGAGAGATGGAGGGAACCACAAATAATGTGTTCGGCGGGATCTCGACCTTCCTTGGCGGCGTCCTCTCCGGCATACAGACAGCATTCACGACCGTGTGGAACGCCATCTCCGGTGTGGTCAGCGGCGTGATGAACGTGATTAAGGGCATCATCAGCTCGGTTATGAGCCTCATCTCCGGTAACTGGTCCGGCGCATGGGAGGGCATCAAGGGTGTTGCATCTACCGTGTGGAGCGGCATCACCGGGGTAATCTCCGGTGCGTGGAACGGCATCAAGGGTCTCATTTCCGGCGCCGTATCTGTGGTGGGCAGTACGCTCTCTACGGCATGGTCCGGGATCAAGACTGTAGCCACTACTGCCTGGAATGGCATCAAGACCGGTATCTCGACTGCCTGGACGGGGATCAAAACCGGGGCGACAACGGCACTGTCTGCGCTGAAGACCGGGATGTCCACGGCATGGTCGAGCATCAAGACAACGGCTTCTACCGCATGGTCCGGTTTGAAGACTACCATCTCTACCGCATGGGAAGGCATCAAAACCGGCGCGACAACGGCACTGTCTGCGCTGAAGACCGGGATGTCCACGGCATGGACGAGTATCAAGACTACCGCTTCTACGGCATGGGCAGGGCTGAAAACCACCATCTCCACCGCATGGACAGGGATCAAAACCGGCGCGACAACAGCACTGTCTGTGCTGAAGACCGGGATGTCCACGGCATGGACGAGTATCAAGACCACGGCATCTACAGCGTGGGAGGGTGTCAAGACCGGAATCTCCACCGCATGGACGGGCATTTCCACCACGGTGACCACGGCGGCATCTACGCTTTCCACCAACCTGTCCACGGCATGGGAAGGGATGAAGAGCGCCGCCAGCATCGCATGGGAGAGCATTTCGTCGGCTGCCAAGTCTGCGTGGGACGGCATCTCCGGCTTCTTCGGCGGAATCTGGGATGCCATTACCGGTAAGACGGATTCCTCCACCCAGCAGGTCAACACCAGCATGGACAGCGCATGGAGCAGCGCCGCTGCGGATGTGCAGAGTTCCTGGAACGGGATGTCCTCGACGATTTCCAGCTCCTGGGCGAGCATCCAGTCTACGGTGACCTCCGGCATTGCAGCCCTTCAGTCTGCAATGGCATCCGCATGGACCTCTGTACAGACCGGGGCGCAGACCGCATGGGATGGCGTTAAGACCAGTGTGAATACCGCATGGACCGGGATTCAGACTGCTGTGTCCGCTGGAATACGCGCTGTCCAGACCGGAGTAACAACTGGCTGGAATGCTGTCAAGTCGGCAACGACCAGCACATGGAATGCGGTAAAGTCCGGGCTGACCAGCACATGGAACAGCATCAAGAGCAGCACGACCTCCGCTCTGAATGCGGTGAAATCCTCTGTTACGTCCGGGTGGAACGCCATCAAGTCCACGACTACCAGCACATGGAACGCAGTCAAGTCTGGGCTGACCAGCACGTGGAACAGCATCAAGAGCAGCACGACCGCTGCTCTGAATGCGGTGAAATCCTCTGTTACGTCTGGCTGGAATGCCATCAAGTCCACGACTACCAGCACGTGGAATGCGGTAAAGTCGGGATTGACCAGTACGTGGAACAGCATCAAGAGCAGTACGACCTCTGCGGTCAATTCTCTGAAATCTACGGTCACTGCTGGCTGGAATGCAATCAAATCCACGACCACGAGTGCGTGGAATACGGTGAAATCCTGCCTGACCAGTGCATGGAATGCTATCAAGAGCAACACGACCTCCGCAGTTAACGCGGTAAAGACTTCTGTCACCACCGGCTGGAATGCGATCAAATCCACGACCACAAGTGCGTGGAACGCCATCAAATCTGGATTGACCAGTGCATGGAACGCCATCAAGAGCAACACGACCGCTGCGGTCAATGCGGTGAAGTCCTCCGTTACCTCTGGCTGGAACGCCATCAAGTCCACGACCACCAGCACATGGAACGCGGTGAAGTCCGGGCTGACCAGTGCATGGAATGCCATCAAGAGTACCACAACATCCTCGGTAAACAGCATCAAATCCACGGTCACATCGGGGTGGAATGCGGTCAATAGCAGTACCACCAGTATTTTCAATCAGGTCAAGTCCACGGTATCCTCCGCGATGGCCAGCTTGAAGTCCACGGTGTCTTCGGCAGTGTCGAGCATCAAGAGCAGCTTCAGCTCCCTCAGCAGTATTGCATCGTCTGCATACAGCTGGGGTCGTGACATCTGTTCCCAGATGGCTGCCGGTGTCCGTGCGGCGGCGGGTTCTGTTATTTCGGCTGCACAGAGTGTGGCAAGCCGTGTCAGAAGCCTGCTGCACTTCTCGGTGCCGGATGAAGGCCCCCTGTCCGATGCGGATGAGTATATGCCGGACTTCATGGAGCTGCTGGCAAACGGCATCAAGAAGAACGCAAAGCTGGTGATTTCCGCTGTGACAGCTCTGACCTCCGCCATGAGCGAAGGGATGACGGATTCTGTGGATGATATGGGAGACGAGCTGGGGGATGCAGTCGAGGGGCTTGCATCCGATATTTCCCAAAGTACCGGCTCTCTTTCTTCCTCGGCGGGGAATGCAGGCAGGGGAATCCAGTCCGGCCTCGTCAGCGGCATGACGGGGATGCAGTCAAAGTTCCGGGAGATCTGGAACGAGATCAAGTCCACAACCAGCGATTCTCTATCCTCCATGACCGAGGATGTCCGAAACAGCATGGCAGAAATGTCCGGGCTGGTCGGTCAGCTCGGTTCCCAGATCAATTCCCTCGGCGGGTATGTCAGCGGACTGGGCCAGACTATTGGTTCTGATTTCGTGACGAAACTGGGCAACGGAATCAGCAAGGTCGGCAGCTTGGTGAACAACGTCGGCGGCATCATCGACAAGGTGATGTCCATCGGCGATACGTTCTCCAAGCTGACCAGCAGTTTGCAGAATCTCACCGGATCTCTCTCGGACGGAAGTCTGCTCTCCAAGCTCGGCGATCTTGGCTCCGGTATCCAGAAGCTGGTTTCCAACTCCGGTTCCGGCATCTCCAGTCTGCTGTCCAATGTGTCCTCTGGGTTTTCCGGGGTGCTGTCCAAAATCGGATCCGGCATCACGAATCTGGTGTCGAACGCGGGCTCCGGCCTGTCCGGGCTGTTCTCCAGCGTCGGCTCCGGTTTCAGCGGCATTGTGTCGAAGATTGGCTCCGGTATCTCCGGTCTGGTGGGCAGTGTGGGTTCTGGCCTCGGCAGTGTGGTATCCGGCATCGGGTCTACACTGGGCGGCATCGCTTCCTCGGCTGGCAGCGCGATCACAGGGCTTCTCGGCTCTGCGGGTACGGCGGCATCCGGCCTTGCAGCGACCGCAGGCACGGCACTTTCCGGTGTGGCAGCCTCCGCAGGAACAGCACTCTCCGGTATCGCAGCATCGGCGGGAGGTTTCCTCTCCACGGCTGGCACGGCGCTGGCGGGTCTTGCGGGGCCGGCCGGTATCGCTGTTGCGGCTGTGGGTGCCGTGGGCGTGGGTGTCAAGGCCCTGTGGGATAACAACGAGGACTTCCGCAACGGCATGACCAACATCTGGAATGGCATCACCTCTACCGTATCGAATGCGGTAAACGGGATCAAGAACGCCATCTCCAATACGGTATCCTTCGTGTCCAACTGTGTATCGTCGGTATGGAACGGCGTCAAGAGCGTTGCCTCCACAGCCGTCAGCTGGGGCAAGGATATCTGTTCCGGCATTGCCAATGGCGTCAAGTCTGCGGCAAGCGGTGTGTTCAACGCAGTCAAGAGCGTGGCCAGCGGCATTGCCAGCTTCCTGCACTTCTCGGTGCCGGATGAAGGCCCGCTTGCCGATGCCGACACCTATATGCCGGACTTCATGAAGCTGCTGGAAGGCGGCATTCGGAAGGATTCCAGTTCGGTCATCGACCGCATCAAGGCACTGACAGCACAGATCCGGGAGAAGATGTCGGAGATGGGCGATCAGGAGAATGACCTGTTCGGTCTTGGGGCGCTGAAGAACCTGAGACTCCCGAAGATCGACCTGCCCATGCTCCGGTTCCCGGAGCCGTCCTTTGCAGGCATGACCGGCGGGGGCACCAATCACAACAAGACCACCAATCTGGGCGGCGTACACATCACGGTCAATGGCTACAACGCCAGAAACGATGATGAGCTTGCCCGTGTCGTGGCAGACAAGATCAACGGCATGATCTCTGAGGACGACGCCGTATTCAAGTAAGGAGGGGTGAAGGATGGCAATCTCACCTTTTGAGACGAGAGGGCGGTTCCGCCGGAATTACCTCTCTTTTGCGGGCAGGAACAGCAAGGAGTTCCTGCTCTACCTGTCCGGCCCCGGTGTATATGATTCGCCGGAGGTGGATGTGACGGCGACCTCTGTTCCCGGTAAGAACGGCGATATCCTGACGGAGAACGCCAGAAGCGGGCAGAGGCGCTTTCACAACGTGGATATCAAGTATGAGGCATTCTTCTTTGATGGGCTCCCCGCCAAAACGACCGCAGTCAAGAGCTGGCTGCTGTCGCCGGTGGGCTACCAGAAGCTCATGGACACCTACAATCCGGATTTTTTCCGCATGGCGGTGTGCCGGGAGGCGGTGGAATTTGACGTCACTGGCCAGAAGGCGGCAAAGATGGATCTGGTGTTCCACTGCAAGCCCCAGCGGTGGAGTGTGGAAGGGCAGAAGCCGATCCGCATGGAGGAAGCGGGCATCCTGCGCAATCCGTTCAATTTCCCCTCCCAGCCGGTCATCCGGGTGTTCGGGGAGGGCAGCGGCAAGCTGTATGTGGGGGACAACCTCATTACGATCCACAGCTTTGACCGGTATGTGGACCTGAACTGCGAGACCCACAATGCCTACAACGCAGGCGGCTTCTGCAACAACACCATCCTGTCGGATGACTTCCCGGAGCTGCCTCCGGGGAAGACACAGATCACATGGACGGGCGGCATCACAGCCGTGGAGGTCACTCCAAGGTGGTGGACGCTATGATCCCATGCCTGTATGCATCCGATGAAACGAAATTTGCCGATAACGGCATCGGAAAGCTGGCGGACTGCCAGTCCTGCCTGATCACCGAAAAACGGAACGGCAGCTATGAGCTGAAGATGGAGTACCCGCCGGACGGCATCCATGCCGGGTATCTGGAGGAGGGGAACATCATCCTCGCAAAGCCAGCAGACCAGACAGAGAACCAGCCGTTCCGCATCTATAAGATCACGACAAAGCTCACCGACTGTCTGGAAGTCCTGGCTCGGCACATCTCCTACGAGCTGAACTATATCACGGTCTCTCCATTTTCAGTTTCCGGCTGCGGCAGTGCGCTGGCTAACCTGAAAGCAAATGCTTCGACCGAGTGCCCGTTTGCTTTCTGGACAGACATGGAATCCGGGGCAAAGCTCAAGCTGACTGTCCCGGTCTCGCTGCGCAGTGCCCTTGGCGGCATGGATGGCTCTGTGCTGGATACCTTTGGCGGGGAGTTTGAGTGGGATCGGTATACGGTCAGGCTGCACCGGTCAAGGGGCCGGGACAATGGCGTGCGCATCGTCTATGGAAAGAACCTGATCGATTTCAAGATGGAGCGCAACATCGAGAACGTGATTACAGGGGTCCACCCATACTGGCAGGACAGTGAGTCCGGGGCTGTGATGGAACTGCCGGAAAAGATCGTACTGCATCCGGCGAGGTCTGTGCCTTATCAGCGGATCATCCCGCTGAACTGTGCAGACCAGTTCACGGAAAAGCCGTCTGCCGCCAATCTGCGTAATTACGCTACCAGCTATCTGAAAACCACATCCCTGACGGAACCGAACGTGGATATCACCATCGACTTTCTCCAGCTGTGGCAGACACCGGGATATGAGGACATCGCAGAAGCGGAGCGGGTCAGGCTTTGCGACACGGTCTGGGTGTATATCTCCAAGCTCGGCATTGAGGTCTCATCCAAGGTCACGGAGACCGAATACGACACACTTCTGGAGAAATACAAGAGCGTCACGCTGTCCAATTCCGTGGTCAGCAGCCGGAACAGTTCCCTGTCTGCGTCCCTGGGCAGCATCCGCAATGAGGCGAGCAGCGCCTATCAGGCGGCGATCCGCGTGGAGAGTTCCATTACAGATGTTACCGCCCTTGCGGAGAACCAGGGCTACTTCAATATCCTGTCTGCGGCCATGGTCGGCTTCCATTATGCCAGCGGTACGGACAGCAGTGGCAGCGTGGTGCGCTATGCATACAATGCTGTTTCGCTGGATAAATCCACGCTGGCATGGCGGAGCGGCAAGGACGGCCTGTTTGTGTCGCGCAATGGAGGCAGGTCATGGGAGTATGGCTGGGACCAGGATTATGAGGCGGTGGCCACAGTCTTCCAGACGATGGAGCTGTCAGATGAGATCCTGAAAACGCTGGATGACCGGTACCGGATGGCAGGGGATCTGACAGAGGAACTGATGAAGTCTCTGGATACCCGGTACGAGACCACCGGCAAGCTAACTGAAAAGCTGTGGCAGGAGCTGGATGAGAAATACGGCAGACAGCAGATCGCCGTGTCGGAGACAGCCCCGGAAGAGCCGCGGCAGGATGCCCTGTGGATAGACAAGTCCATGAGCCCGAAGCGGCTGAAGCTATGGAACGGCACAGACTGGGAGATCGTTGGCTATGAACCGCCCGAGGAGCCGGAAACACCGGTTGACCCGGAAACACCGGTAGACCCAGAGACCCCTGTGGAACCCGAAACGCCGGTAGACCCAGAGACACCAGTTGACCCGGACACCTCCACAGACCAGGACACACCAGTTGATCCAGAGACACCGGGCAGTGAAGAGACGCCCATAGAAACACCGGATACACCGGAGGAAGGAGAGAATGCAGATGCCGAAACAGACACCGATCACGATCCAGCAGGCAGTTGACCTGTCGCTGACGGAGAACCTGATCCCGGCAGTCATCCATGTGAAGCAGTATGACCATATCGCCCGGCGCATCGGCTGTGCCCTGTATCTGGACTCTGTGCTTTACCAGATTCCGGACGGGGCCATCGTGAACTGCACCGGGACGAGGCCGGACGGGAATGTGTTCCAGTACAGTACCGAGACTGACCCGGATGTACTGTATCTGGAAAAGGGTATGGTCTACCTGATGGTCACCGACATGATGACCGCGAACTGCGGTCGTGTCCCGGTGGACATGACCCTGCTGGACGGGAAGGGAGCCACAGTCGGCTCTTTTTCCTTTATTCTGCGGGTAGAGCGTGCGGCACTGGAAAACCACGGGCTGACCCAGGCGTCCTATTCCGGGACGGTATCGCGGGTCGCGGAGAATATGGTCAACTGCACCATCAATGAGGACGGGTACCTGTGTATCGAGTCAGACGATGGACTGGGACTGGATTTCTCAATGGATGAAGAAGGGAAAATCACCATCAGTTATAACAGTAAGGAGGGGCAGGGATGAGCGATTATATTGGCAAGCGCATCGTGCCGAAGCACTGCGGCGAGTGGGACAGGGCAAAAGCCTATGAGATGCTGAGCATCGTCCTGCATACAGAGAACGGAGAGAGCTATATCTCCAGACGGGAGGTTCCCGCCGGGACGGATATCCTTGACGGAGAATACTGGGCTGTGTGCAGCCGGTTCTCCCAGCAGATCAAAGACATGGAGACCCACCTGCAGGAGACGGAAAGTCGGATGAACCAGAACCTGTCCGAGACCGAGACCCGTATGGCAAAAGATCTGCACAGCACGAAAAATGCCATGTCGGAGGAACTGACCAGCACCAAGACCGCCATGTCGGAAGAACTGACCCGGACGGAGCAATTCTTCACCGCCAAGGTAGACGCGGCAGATGAGAATTTCCGTCAGGGCCGCGAGGAAATGAACGACAATACCGCCTCGCTGAAGCAGGAGATTGCCAACCTGATCGGGGCAAGAACGACCAACACTGAGCTGATCGATGTCCGCATGGATGCCGAAGGCGGTATCCACACCACCGCAGGGGAGGCGGTGCGATCCATTGCAGATGGCCTTGTTCCGAAAATCCTGCCCGCAGAGGTCAATGTGGCGGTCGATAAAAACTATGGAAACACGGCACAGATCGAGCTGAAAGGCCGGACCGTCCGGGGTGAGTTTTCCTATGTGGGCGCATCCTATGTCGGATTGTTCGCCGATTTTTTCGGCAGCTATGATGCAATCAGGGAGAAGAAATACCGTGTGGTGATCCGCAGCGAAGGAGACATCCCGGATATCTCAGCAGTCGTTACAAACAGACGGTCATCGTGGGGAAGTAATGACGGGACGGTGTCATGCGTTTATCTGAAGCGCGGGCCTATCAATGAACAGACCCACAGGATGATGGTAGTGGACATCGACTTTTCCGAGCCGCGCTGGGCGGAGTTCCTTGAGGAGTATCCTACAACCGAGAAGTTCTATTTTGCCCTGCGGTTGGAGAATCGGACGTCGGTCCCGGCAGCGACTGTGTATTTCTACGCCTATGAGCTGACGGAACTCCACGACACACTGTGGAAGTATGTGTCCGAACATGACCGCCTCCTGCTGCTTGAGCAGGAAGTTGGAGATGCGAGGAATGACGGGGACATCTTTGCTTCTCTGGGTGATGTGATCCGGTATCACGGCGCAGCCGTCCGGGAACTGGAGGAGGCCCGGAATGACAGCCGTGGGTTTGCCTTTGAAAGCCTGCCGGATCGCCTCAGTAACATGGACGCGCTCATGCGCCCGCGCCTGTCGATGGACCGCTTCACGCGCCGAGGGACAATGTGAACAACTGGCTTGAATCGGAGGATGGGTTCATGGGCGGCGAGGTGACCAGAGGAAACGCAGTGTACCGGTTCTGCTACACCGGATATCTTGCCTATGAGACCCCGCACTGGGGGAGCCTCAATTTCAGCTTTGCCGCCCGGTATGAGAACATGATGCTCCTCAAGCATCTGGACAGCCTGTATCTGGACATCCGTGTGGAATGCCCGGAGAACCCAGAACTTCATGCAGGGGAAAACGCCGACATCATCTACTATATCAACGGCTATGAGTCGTGGGGAAAGGTGATCAACGAGAAACTGACCAAGTCCATTGTGATCGGGCAGCGCAATCTCATCCAGCTGGAGGAGGAACAGGTACGCAATGTGCTGGCAGAAAACCTCCCTCTGTGCATCGTGTTTGTCGGTTCCTTCCTCAAAGCGGATGTGTTCCGGGATATGGATCATGTGAGGATTATAGCCTCAGTGATCGACCGCAGCCAGATGGATGGGCTGTATGCCTACACGGGATATGCAGACACGGCAGAAATGGCGCTGTATGCTCCACAGGCCGATAACGCCAATCGTGCGCTTATGGCAGACATGGCGCAGAATGCCACCCATGCCTACAGTGCGGAGACCGCATTCATGGCAGACAACTTTTTTCTGAATCTGCCCAAGGAGCTGCTCAACATTGACGGGAAGCGGTACTCATTGGGGATGGATACGCTGGATGTCCCGGACAAAAGCCCATACACATTGAATGGCAGCTTTCAGACCGAAGCAGTGGGGCGGGAAATCGTGCGCGAAACAGGCGGATTCTCGGATATTCTCCATTACCATGTGCCGCTGCGCAATGATGTGTCTCAGGTCAGAAACCAGGGATACGTCAAGTCTCTGGCAAGTGTCGTTCCGTTTGAAGAGGTTCTGGGCAAGTTTGAAGCCGGTTATCAGTACGCCTATATCTGTGCGCTGGAAGACTGTGAGGGTTATCCGGAAGAGAGCAAGGACGGCTCCCACTGCCAGAACCTTCTGATTTCCGGCTACCCGGATGGGGCGACAATGGCCAAGTATGCAGACGTGAGGAACCCTGCGACCCGCCGTGTCTCGGATTCCCTGACGCTTTCCCTGTGGAAGTTCCAGATCAAGGCAGAGGACATCGCAGCGATAAGGGCGGGGCAGGAAGCCGGGACGTATAAGCAAAGCTGGTACGGCATCTGGAATACCAGAGAGTACACGCTGGAGGAACCCGCCGACTGGGATGCCGCATGGTACTGGTCGGACATCGCCTTTACCGATGATTCCTATACGGACGAGGAAATGCTGACATATTTCCTCAACAAGTTCAATTACTGGGCGTCCTATGTGAACCACTCGACACTGAAGCGGAGGTTCCAGGGGCTGAACGAGAGTGTTCAGAATCTGACCTCGCAGGAAGAAAGCCTTGGTGAGACGGTCGCAGAGGTCGGCAAGAACCTCGAAACGCTGGGTGGCGAGGTGGACAAGGTCAAAGAAGCAATCGGCATGGAGAAAGAGGTCCACATCACCTGCTGGGGCGATTCCCTGACGGCGGGCGGCGGCTGGACGACCACACTGGCAAAGCTGTCCGGTGCTACTGTCCATAACGGTGGAACCGGCGGTGAGAATGCTCGGACGATTGCAGCCAGGCAGGGTGCAGATGTGATGGTGGTCAACAATATCACGATCCCGGCAGCCTGTGAGCCGGTGACGATCGCTGAGCGCGAAACGGATACCGGCATCACAACGGCAGAGGGCAATAAGGTAACGCCGCTTTTGCAGGGCGGCGTACACGTCAACCCGGTGGATATCGGAGGCATCCTTGGAACGCTTCGGTGGACTGGGACGAACTACGCCGATAAGACCGGCATCTGGACGTTTACCAGAAGCGAGGCTGGAGAGGAGCTTCGCATCACTCGTCCGACTGCTATCCGCACCGCTTTTGACCGGGAGCGCAACGGCCCGGATGAGATCATGGTCATCTTCATTGGTCAGAACGGCGGGTATAAGGATATCGCTGACCTGATCCGGACGCACCGCATGATGATCGACCACTGCAAGGGCAAGGAGTATGTGGTTCTGGGTCTTTCCTCCGGGACGGAGTCGCAGCGCAAGGAGTACGAGGACGCCATGAAGGATGCCTTCGGACGGCGGTTTATCAGCCTGCGCGCCTACCTTGCCCACCCCATCTATGACAACGATGGCGAGACGGTCATCTCCTGCTATGGGCTGGATGACGCTGGACTGGATGCGACGGATGCGGACATCGAACGGATCAAGGTCGGGCAGGTGCCGCAGACGCTTCTTTCGGATTCGGTTCATTACACCGCAGTGACTAAGACGGTCATCGGAACCATGCTCTACAAGAAGATGGTGGAGCTGGGGATTCTCAAGTAATGACGCCAGAGCATGGCAGAAAGGAACAGATCATGTTGAGAATATCGAACAAATTTTCGGGGGGGGTATTCCTCCCTAACTGATTGTATGGAGCGGATGCCTATTGTCTGGGGCTTCAAATCCCGGAAGGGAGGTGCCGCTCATGTCTAAGTATATCGGAAAGCGCATCGTGCCCAAGCACTGCGGTGAGTGGAACAGGGATATCCCCTATGAGATGCTGAGCATCGTCTTGCACACGGAGAGCGGCGAAAGTTATATTTCCCGGTGCGAGGTTCCGGCTGGCATGGATTTGATGGACGGTCGGTATTGGGCTGTGTGCAGCCGGTTCTCCCAGCAGATCAAAGACATGGAGACCCACCTGCAGGAGACGGAAAGTCGAATGAACCAGAACCTTTCCGAAACGGAAACCCGTATGGCGGAAGACCTTCATAGTACGAAGGCGTCCATGTCCGAGGAACTGGGTGTCACAGCCGAACGCCTGAATCACACGGTGGAAGCAACAAAGCAAACGCTGGGGCAGAGGGTTGATGAAGCCTGTGAGGATTTGGCTGAAGGGAAAAAGGAAATGGAATCTACAGCCCGGCGATTGGAAGCAAGGCTGGATGCCAATGTCTCCGCATCGACAAAGCCGAATGCCGACTATGCAGCCGAGCTTGTCGACCTTCGTGTCACACTTTCTGGAGAAAGCTACGATTCAGCGGGTGCTGCAGTTCGGAGTGAGGTGGAACGGCTGGAGGACAGGATCAGGGATTCTATTGACGAGGCAGCCGATAAAGCAAAGGAAGCCTGTATCGGAGTAAATGCGAACCTTGCGGCTGTATTCCCCTCTGCTGGGGAGGCAAAGGCAAACGGGGCGGTGAGGGAGCCGGGGAAATATCTGGCATACCGTATCACGAGCACCACCACATGGGGGCAGCTTTATCTTAGATACAAGAATACCCGGATGGGGAGCATGAGAAAGTACCTTTATATTTCCAAAATAAGAGTCATCTCAGGAAATACAAAAGGAATGAGCTGCTACCAGTATTCCACGGAAGGGGAAAACCTGAATACCCATGTAAAGGCAGCAATGAATGTCCCTGCGGGAGATTACCAGTTTGTTGTGGGATATGGCGAGGTTTTGGAAAATACCGCAGAATTCTGCCTGTCTCCCTGTGTTGCAGAACTGGACAGTGTGATTGAATGCGATTCCAGATGTGTGTTGCTGGATGCGACAGGCTACTCGGATGAGCAGCTGAACGATCTGTTCCTGTTTCTTGTCGAACCGGGAAACTATCCGCTTAGTAATTATGAGAGCTGGGGGCCGGGAGGTATCCTACTGTATACTGAAACAGCGCATTCCGCTGAATTTGCCATGAATGCAAATTATCTGACCGGCAACAGGGCGTACCACAATCCTTCATTTACAGCACTGGAGAAGAATAGCACCGCCCTCATCCAGAGTTCTGATACAGAGGCGTGGGGAGAAGTCTTGGCGAAGAGAAGCGCAGATTGGGGCACACATGGAGGAATCAAACTGAAAGGGCTGGCTGCGGGAACGTATCTGGTATGCGCCCGCTTTACAGAGGTAGATGCACCAGAGGACGGTGTGGGTACTCCTGGACTCGGCGTCATTGAACCGGGGGTGCCGAACTGGGCGACATTTAAGAACTTCGGGAAATGCAGCCTGAACAAACTCCCGGAACAGATGCAGATTCTGTATGAGTACACAGGAGAAAAAGACTGTCTGATGTTCAATGTGCAGATTGCAGGGAATCAGTTTTCTTCTTTCCAAACGGTGATCTGGGTCTACGATGTCACGGATCTGTCAGAGAGTGAAAGGGCACAGATCCTGAATCAAAAGGTACCGGAACACTGCTCAACTGTACGCATGGCGTTGTCTGCTTTCCATGCAATGAATGCAGAAGCTGCGGAATTGGCGGATTATGCGGAGGAAGCAGGTACGGCGGAGAACGCAAGGTACGCAGAGAAAACCGGGACAGCGGAACGTGCTGATTATGCAGAAAAGGCCGGATCGGTAGAAAAGGTGGAATATGCATTGATCAGCGGAAAATGGAAAGGGAAAAAGGCCCTTGTCATAGGAGACAGCATTACGGCCGCCCGGAAATGGCAACTCAAGCTGGGTGAATTGCTTGGAATGGATGTCGTAACACATGCGAAAGGCGGCATCGGGATTGTCAGGATGGTGGATGGCGACAGGGGCTTGGATGGAGAATACACGGATGCAACAGACGCCGCTGGCGTGCTTCGACCGCTTATGGCAGAGGATGTTCGGGGTATTGATTTGATCGTTGGGCTGCCCGCGTATAATGAACGCGCAGTACCGTATGGAACTGTGAATGACCTCTATCCCGCGCAAAGGACGATCATTGGTGAAATCCAGTATTTCATCAACCGAATCTACGAGGAGCTGGAAAAGGCGGAGAACCTGACCTGCAGGTTTCTGTTGGCGACCCCGCACTGTGCGGGTAAGTATCCTTATGTGGACGCAGACGGATATGAGGAGTATCCTCCAAACACCGGTATGAATATGGAACTGCTTTCCCAGACAATCACGGATGTGGCGGCGCGGAATAATGTGCCGGTATGTGATCTATGGCGCGAGAGTGGTATCAATCGGCACACCTGGTGCGTGTTTGGTGCGCAGGTGAATCCAGTCAACGACAAGTATGCAAAATATGAGCTGAATGAAAACGGTGAAGTGATTGGTACGACCCCGCTTCGGTATGTGTCGGGGAAATCGTATTATCAGATACGGGATGGTGCCGCCGTGTTGGAAGAATACACAGGTACATCGCCGTATCCTTTCAATGGAGACCAGCTCCACTGTAATGCCAACGGCTATGCCCGAATCGGGGAGTGCATAGTTGGCGCAGTAATCCGTTCATTTGGCGTATAACATTTCCATCGTTCTCTCTGTCGCGCACAGAGCATGAGCGGTGTTTTTATATATCCATTTTACACAGGGCGACTGGAGAACCAGCCGTCCATTTTTATGCCCATGCGGGCAGGAAAGGCAAGGTAACAGTATGCAGAATGTGATCGACAAGATTGAACTGATGTTTGCGGCGCTTGGCGCGTTCCTGGGCTGGTTCTTCGGCGGCTTTGACGGCTTCCTGTACGCCCTCATCATCTTCGTAGTGATGGACTACTTCACAGGCATCCTCGCAGCGGGGGTCAAGCATGAGCTGTCCTCCGAGGTGGGCTTCAAGGGTATCGCCAAGAAGGTGTGCATCTTCGTGCTGGTGGGTATCGCCAACATCGTGGACACGCAGGTCATTATGAATGGCTCCGCCATCCGCACGGCGGTGATCTTCTTCTACCTCTCCAACGAGGGTCTGTCTGTGCTGGAGAACGCGGCGGTGATCGGCCTGCCCATCCCGGACAAGCTCAAGGCCATGCTGATCCAGCTGGCGGATGAGAAGAAGCCGCCCGAGGATGACGACGCTGAAACCGATGAGTAAACAGTGGCGGGAAACCCGCCATCTTCTATGAAGGAGGAAATGAGCTATGAGTATTGAGAACTATCCCGCAAGACTGACGACCGGCTTCTATCGTGTCCGGGAGAAGTGGGATGACCCCTCCACACAGGTGGGCGCATACCGCATCCTCGCCAATGCGATGACCAAGGCGGACGAGCATCCCGGCACTTTTGTGTTTGCGGAGGATGGCACTGCCATCTATCCCGAACCGGAAAGTGGGCTGGAGGAAGAACCTGTGACCGACCCTGTGGAGGATACGGCCGGGGAGATGCCTGCTGAGACTGACTCGACTTCCGGCGAGACACCTACTGTGGACACACCTGCGGTGCAGGAGCCTACGGAGCAGGTGCCGAGTAATCAGGAGCCTTCCGCACAGGAGCCCACAGCAGGGGGCAACGCCGCAACGGACACACCTGTGGAACCCGGTGAGGAGTTCCCGGAGGCGGTGGAGTACGAGAACGATGGCGGCGAGAAGGTTGTCGCCTACGCCCGTCTGAAGACCCTGATGAATATCCGAGCAGGCAATGCGCTGGACGCAGACCTCATCACGGTGTATCGCAAGAGCACGATCGTGGAAGTCCTGCAGGAGTGTGGCAACGGCTGGCTGCGTATCAAGTGCGGCGAGAGTGCCACCGGTTATGCCTACGTCAGCAATGAGGAAGGCCAGTACGCCTTTGTCGGCAAGGGGCTGTATACGGTAGCAGCCCGCGACAACCTCTGGAAGATCGCTGAGAAGAAGCTGGGCGACGGCACCCGGTACACGGAGATCCGCCAGCTGAACGGTCTGACCTGCAACATCATCCGTGTGGGGATGCCGCTGATCCTGCCGGAGGAGTAAGAAGAACAATCAATCTATAGGGGCTCGGAGTGATCCGGGCCTCTTTCATTATGGAGGAAAAAACTATGGCTTATACAAACAGTCCACTTGTAGTCTACACCAAACTCAGTCCGAACCATTCCGGACAGAGAACCCACAGCATCGACAGAATTACTCCGCATTGCGTCGTCGGTCAACTTTCCGCCGAGAGCATCTGTGGATGCTTCATCAGCCCGGACCGTCAGGCCAGCTGTAACTACGGCATCGGCTATGACGGCCGTGTGTCGCTTTGTGTCGAAGAAAAGAATCGTTCCTGGTGTACGTCCAGCCGGGAGAACGACCAGCGGGCAATCACCATCGAATGCGCCAGCGACAAGACCCATCCTTATGCATTCAAGGATGTGGTGTACAACCGATTGGTAGAGCTGTGCATTGATATCTGCAAGCGCAACGGTAAGAAGATGCTGCTGTGGCTGGAGGATAAGGAGAAAACGCTGAACTATATCCCGAAGTCAGACGAGATGGTTTTGACAGTTCACCGCTGGTATGCAAATAAAAGCTGCCCCGGAGACTGGATGTATGCCCGCATGGGCGATCTGGCCAGCAAGGTTACAGCTGCGCTGAACGCTGGCACGGATACCACGCCGCCTGAGACGGATAATTCTCAGGATAACACCCCGGTGGTCGATGTGAACGACCCGGAGAAAACCATCTGGAACACCCTCCAGGCTGCCATCGGCAATGCCTACGGTACTGCCGGTCTGATGGGCAACCTGTTTGCAGAGAGCGCGCTGAAGCCGGGCAATCTTCAGAACACCGGCAACAAGGCCCTCGGTATGACGGATGAACAGTTTGTGGCCGCCGTGGACAGCGGCGAATACTCTGCTGACACGTTCATCCATGACGGCTATGGCATGGGCCTTGCCCAGTGGACGTTCTACACTCGCAAGCAGGCGCTTTTGAATTTCGTCAAGGCAACAGGCAAGAGCATCGGAGACTTGGAAACCCAGCTGACATTTCTCCTGCAGGAGATTAAGGAGTACACCTCTGTGTGGAATGCCCTGACCACGGCAACTTCGGTGCGGGAAGCCTCCGATGTTGTCCTGATGAATTATGAGCGCCCGGCCGACCAGTCTGAATCCGTGCAGGTGCGCAGGGCGGGCTATGGTCAGCAGTACTATGACAAGTACGCTGCGATCTCTACGACTGCGTGGTACCGTGTCCGTAAGAGCTGGGATGATGCTAAGTCCCAGAAGGGCGCGTTCCACGACCTGACGCTTGCCAAGGCATGTGCAGACAGCAACCCCGGCTATTCTGTGTTCGATGAAAGCGGGAAGGAGGTGTACACGCCTGCTTCTGGCAGTACACCGGAACCGGCGACATCGTTCCCTTATAAGGTGAGAGTCCGTATCGATGACCTCAATATCCGCAGAGGTCCCGGCACGAACTACGCATCTCGCGGTTATACCGGAAAGGGCGTCTTCACCATTGTGGAGGAAGCAGAAGGCCCGGGTGCGACCCGCTGGGGACTGCTCAAGTCCTATCAGTCCAACCGCAGTGGCTGGATCAGTTTGGATTTCGCTGCCAAGCTGTAAGATTGAAGCAGTAAAAGCGAAACTGTGAGAAACAAGGCGCACTCCGCTGTGGGTGCGCCCACTACATAAGCCGAAGCCCTCGGCGTATTTGTGCAATACAGGTGTTGATTCGGCCTATAATTCTCCGATTTATGGGCTCGGTCAGCCCTGTATTGTGCTTGATAATATCACGACACGACGGTAATATGCTACTACCCAAGGGGGAGAAGCCTCAAGGGCGCTCAAAAGCCGCCTGATGGCATCCCCACAGGGGAGCAAGTGTGAAAGGAGTTAATCGTATGGCAGTCAATGCACAGAGTTTTTTGGAAACCATCCAGCGGAATGCGCAGAAGAATATCCCGACCAACAAAATCAAAAAAGCAGCTGTGCCGGATTTGAGCATGTTTGGTATCCCTTCGGTGGGAATTACCTCTGCTGGCTCGGCAAAACCTACTGTGGCAAAGCCCGCTGACCCCGCACCCATCACACCCAATAAAAACTCTCTGATGACTGGAGTGAATGCGACGGCATCGCCTATCAAGGCTGCGCCGACGTGTGAACCCCAGTCTTCTTTTTTACCCCGGCAGGAAGCCGCACAGGGGCAAGTGTACCCTGAACTTGAACAGAATGAATTATTGGAAGATGAAGCCAATGCCCGTCTTGTCGATTCTCACGCCCGCCCCATCAACTACGATGAACCGCGCAGCGAGGAAGAGTGCTCGGCGGCAATCGAGTACCTGATGGAACAGGCAGTGCGCATCCGGCGGGCAGTAGACAGCCGAAGAGACATTGCAGAGCGCTTAGAAAACCAGCAGAGCGAATTCTCCACCCTGTTCCAGTCACAGTACACGCCCAAGATGGATTTTAACCACTTCGTCTCCAACGCGGAACTGGCCAGAACGGTGTCGAAGCAGGGCATCCTTCGGGTGGCAGCTTACATCCGTGTCTCCACGGATTCCGACGACCAGGAGAATTCCTATGAAACTCAGGACAAGTATTTCACCTCGCTGCTTCAGCAGAATCCCGACTGGACGAGCGCCGGTGTCTATGCTGACTACGGCATTTCCGGCACGAACAAGGAGCGGCGCACCGGCTATAAGCGGCTTCTGCGCCATTGCCAGGAGGGGAAAATCGACCGCATCGTATGCAAATCCATTTCCCGATTTGCCCGCAATACCAGCGACTTCATGACTGCGCTGGATATCCTGCACGATAACCATGTGACCATCCTTTTTGAAAAGGAGAACCTCGACACCCAGGATTCCGCCAGCAACTTCATTCTGACGACCCTTGCGGCCATTGCCCAGGAAGAATCCCGCACCATCTCCACCAACATCCAATGGAGCAACCAGAAGCGGTTCCCCAAGGGGCACACCCAGAACATCGACCTCTACGGCTACCGCTTCATGGAAGGTGAGGACAGCATCGAAACGCTGGAGGGTGGATACCAGATCCGCCGCCTTGAAATCGTCGAGGAAGAAGCCGAGGTCATCCGCTACATCTTCAACGAGGTCAATGACGGAAAGCCCTATGTGGATGTCGCGCGGGAGTTGAACAACAGGCACATCCCGGCACCCAATGAGGGGAAGAAGCCGAAGAAGGCCAAGAACCGCAGCACGACCAAGGAGGGCATCGAGTGCGGTTGGACGGGCGCCATGATCTCCAGGATAATCAGCCTTGAACGGTACTGCGGGGATGTGCTGCTCCAGAAGACCTACACCCCTGACTTCCTGTCACATCGGTCGGTCAAGAATGACGGGCAGAAGCCGCAGTACATGGTGCGCGATCACCATCCCGCTATCATTGACCGGGAACTGTTCGAGAGTGTGCAGATAGTGCGGAGTATCAATTCCGCCCGTTGCAAGAACAGGTCAAAGGAGAAGACGCTGTACGCTTTTTCCAGCCGCCTGACCTGCGCCCACTGTGGCCGGTATTTCAACATCCGCAATGCAGAAAACAACCGCATCTGGTTTTGCCCGACTGCGGCGCTGAACAACGGAAAGAACGTCTGCCACGCTGAGAAGGTCTACGAAGAACAGGTCGTCCGCATGTTCCGCAAGGCATTCATCGACCGCTTTGACCTGGTCGCAGAGCCGGTGCTGGACGATGTGACGGTGGCGGATATCATGAGCGGACGGTACGGTCAGGATGAGGACAGCACCTGCACCTTCACCCAGAAGGCGGATGATTTCGTATCCCAGATATGGATTCGCCTCAACAACGTCCAGAGGACCGACAACATGGAGCGTGACCGGGGCTTCCTGAAACGCCAGATCGATGCCCAGCAGGTGACCATTACGGAAGCGGGGAAGCGCACCCGCAGATTGATCTCCGAAAAAGATACGCTGGAGACCCGGCGGAATCTGCTGGGGGACACCAATGTGACAGATGAGGAAATCGCCGCGGTGAGAGAGCGGCTGGAAACGGAGACCGCCCGCCTGCAGGAAGCCCAGGGCGAGAAGGCCAGGCTGGAGCAGCACCTTTCCGACCTTGAAGCCTACTGGGAGAAGCTGGAGGGGGACTATCAGGAACGGGAAAAGGCTCTGGAGTGGATGAAGACCCTGCCGGAAGGACATGAGGGCACGGTAGCTTTCCTGAACGGTCTGACCAGCGATTATGTTCGGGCGTTTGCGCTGGACATCACCGTCTACTACCCGCTTCACTACACTGTCCACTGGTTTGACGATACGAAGACCGAGGTGGAGATGTACTCCAATGTGGAGGACTTCCGGTACACCAGCGACTACTTCGATGGGCAGCGGATGCGGTCGAAGCATGAGTTTCGGAGAGCGTGAGGATAGTACACAATGCACACAGCGGTACAACCATCATAGTGGTATGACACCGCAGAAAGAGAGGTTTATATGGAACAGATGGAACAAGCAGCGAGAAAACCGGAAATCAATGTGATTCCGGCAACGGTACGCTCTGTGGAGAGCGGCGGTCAAATCAAGAAGCAGAGGAACCTCCGGGTTGCGGCATACTGCCGTGTCTCCACCGGAGACGAAAGTCAGCAGACCTCCTACACCACCCAGAAGCGATTCTACACCCAGCTGATCACCAGCAAGCCCGGCTGGACGATGGCCGGCATCTACGCCGACGAAGCGATTTCCGGCACCTCCCGTGCCAAGCGCAAGCAGTTCAATGAAATGATGAAGGCGGCGCTGGGCGGCAAGATGGACTACATCGTGACGAAATCCATCTCCCGTTTTGCCCGCAACACCATTGACACTCTGGACTGCGTCCGACAGCTCCGGCAGCTTAATCCGCCCGTGGGCATCTATTTTGAAAAGGAGAACATTGACACCCTTGACGCCACCGGCGAGCTGATTTTGACCATCCTTTCCGCATTGGCGCAGGATGAATCCCGGTCGATTTCCGACAACATCCGCTGGTCCATCCAGCGCAAGTTCCAGCGCGGCGAAGCGATGGTGGACTTGAGCCGGATGCTGGGCTACGACAAGGGGCCGAACGGCGAGTGGCTCATCAACCCGGAGCAGGCAGAGATCGTGCGGTACATCTTCGACCGCTTTGTCTGCGGAGTCTCGTCCAACGCCATCGCAAAGGAGCTGAATGCGATGGGCAAGACTACGGTCAAGGGCAGCATCTGGCGGGCAGATTCGGTGCTGTACATCCTCCGCAACGAAAAGTATGTGGGCGACTGTGAGAACCAGAAGTACGTCACCAAGAACTTCCTGACCCATGAGGCAACCCGCAACAACGGCGAGGTGGCCAAGTATTATGTGAACGACCACCATGTTGCCATCATCGACCGGCTGACCTGGAACAAGGCACAGGCCATGCTTTTGGAGCGCGGCGCAAAGGCAAACGATAGAGCCAAGTCCAATAGTGAAGAGCAGCAGAAGCGCCGTGGGTCGAGGGCGTCGGTGTTCACCAACCTCACGTGCGGCGAAGAGTATCATGGAAGGACGTGTGGTGAGAAGCTGTTCCGCATTGGCTACAACAATGCGCTGCCGGGCTATACGGACAACCGATCCCTTGCGGCCGAAGGCATCGACCCGGAGGGGTACAGCGAACGGTATTATTACTACTACCCCGTGTGGCGCTGCTCCAAAAACGGACAGGGAACCTCACACGGCTGCACCTCCGGGTCCACCTACGAGTGCGCATTGGAGCAGAGCTTCATGGAGAACCTGTACTGGCTCAAGCGGGATCTGGAAGCAAATGGGGATGACAGCTGGCTGATGCGCCAGTTTGCCGCAGCCTGTGAAAAGATGGAGCGGGCAAGCGGTCGGAACAGTTACTCCTCCCAGCGGCTCCAGACGGTAGAGATGCAAATCCGTGAGCTGGAGGAGAAGCTGAACAAGACCGTGGCCAACCAGGTGGAAGCCATGCGCATCGAGGCTTTGGAAAAGACCGCCGAGGCAAAACACACCCTTGAGAATGGTTCCACTGACGATGTGCCGGTGGACATCATGAGCGGCATCTCGACGGTAGGTCTGGGTACGCAATGGTTCTGCGGGGATGAGATCAACAGCGATTCCGAAGCCGCCATCTATGAGGAGCTTGCCAACGACATCCGTGACCGCATCGCAGACCTCAAGAGTGAGCGCGACGCCTTAGAGTTGGAGCAGGGCGCGACCACTATTGCCCGAAAGAACTTTGACTTCTTTGTCCGCTGCCTCAAGGCACTGCCGGAGACGAACTTCGCCGGAATGAATATGAACGTCAACGGTCTGGACGTGCAGGGCAGCCTGTTCCGGGACATGGAGGGCAAAGCAATCGCCGGCAAGCGCAGCAGTGCCCGGAGCGGACACATCAAGATCACCGAGGAGAAGCTGGCGGCGGCACCGGATTATCTGAACTTTGAGAAGGGCATCTACACGGCATTCATCAAGAGCGGAGTGGTCAAGGGCGACACGGTGGAGTACCAGACGAACTTCGGTGTAACGCTGGTCACCACGGGCAACAGCCGGAACCTGAGCAGTTTCCTCGGCTTCCGCAGGGCGAACCCTGATGGCACGGTGATGTTCCTGGACGAGAAATGGAAGGTCAGCGGTCGAAGCGTGTGCTACACGAGGAAGAAGCTCAAGGATAAGGACAAGCTCAAGGCCAAGCGCCGGGAGAGCATGACCGAGGAAAAGCGGAAGAAGGGTGAAGAACTGCTCCGGCTGATCGAACTGGGGAGTGTGGGTAACTGATAGAGAAAAACTGAGGGAAAACATGAGAACAATAGAAAACCAGTAGCCGGTAGAGAACCGGCAACAGAGGATAACGGTACAGCCCCCATCGGGTGTGTGATTCAGGTCATGCGCTCGGTGGGGGCTTTTTTTGCTTTTGTGACATCAGCCACGGACATTTTTATCAAGCTACACATTATTATTTTTACTACCCACTTGCTATGTGCAAAATTCTGTTATATGTTGTGGGTGCTTGGTAATACACACACCACCGAACAGAAGGGAAGTAAGAGATTATGAAGAAACTGGAAGATATGAACCCAAGGGATTATGGCATGAATCCCAGGGAAGAGATAGTTGCCGCTGCAATAAAAGCATACCTGTTGTCAATGCCGGAGGTCGAGCGGCTGAAAGTCCTGTCAGAGATCACCGAGCCAAAGGTTATCAAACTGCATGGTGAAGGCGGCGTCCCGATGCCGCTGCAAAGCGTCGTTGAAGGGGCAAAGCTCGCAACGTTCATCGGTGAGGCGGTTGAGTATGCTGTATCTTTGATCAGCCAAGAGAATGATACTACCCATCTGGTCATTGAGGCGCTGAGTGCTATTAACAGAAGGACAATCGTGGAAAGTGCCAGTTTTGAGTTTCTACAGTTTATTGCGGATTGTTATCGGCTGGTGAGGTACTGCAAGGAATAGCATGACTATATGACGCAGATGGCTATGAAAAAATGTCTATAGCGAACAGAAATCCGATTGGACGAGACCCATCCAGTCGGATTATTTCTATAAATGAGCAATCGGATTGGATTTATAAATCGGTTTTAAGAAAAAAATTTTTTGAAACCGGGAATAAAACTTGACTTTGAGGGGCATAACTCCTATAATGAAATCGGATGGAAAGGAGGAAGACTATGCTTTGTCAGTTTTCGTTTCAGAATTTTAAGTCCTACAAGGGAGAAACAACTTTTGATTTTCAGGCTGCTGCGATTCCCGAATTCGCAGAGTCTCTGCTGACATGTAAAGTAGAAACAAAGGAGAACAAGGAAATAAAAGGAGCGAGTTTGCTTCCGGTTGGGGTTGTTTATGGGCCAAACGGAGGAGGAAAATCGAATCTACTGCAGGCACTTTCCTGCCTGATTTCTACAATAGTAAAGCCAATCCATGATTTGGAGAAGACACGCGAAAACATAATCATTCAGCAAAGAGTGAGCTATGAGCCGTTTTTGCTGGACGAAACATCCAGAGAACAGCCCACTGAATTTGAACTTTTTTTCTGCCAAGGTAAGAATGAATATCGTTATTATCTCGCTTTGTTAAATGAAGAAATTGTTTCCGAATCCTTGTATTGGAGAGCAATTGGAGGAAAGCGTACCGGTACCGTTTTTGAGCGAGAGTATTCTAAAATTGAATTGGGACCAAGTATAAGCAAATCCAGCATTAATACGTCTGTTAATCCCAAGATGCCTTACTTGTCATTTTTGGCGATCAATTATGACATCCCCGTGATTGCTGAAGTACAAAGCTGGTTTGAATCCTGTATTATTCGAAATTACGCAAACCCGGTTGTGGATCACATGGTCATGTTTTCACAAAATGAATCTGTTAAGAGCCGGATTCTTCAGGCTTTAAATGATATGGGAATCGACCTTTCAGGTTATCGGTTCGATGATGAGGAAAAGCAGCTTTACACACAGAGAACCGTGAACGGAAAAGTCTACGAGTTAAAGTACTCGGATGAATCGGATGGCACCAAGAAGCTGATCGCGGCATTGCCGGTTCTTCTGCTTGCCCTGCAGGAAGGCCGTCTGGTAATCATCGATGAGCTGGATGCGAAGCTGCATCCGAAACTGCTCCGGTATGTGATTTCCATGTTTAAGAATCCAAAGCTGAATGCCAGGGGTGCGCAGCTTTTGTTTACTTCCCACGATATGACGACTATGAAGAATACTGTATTTCGTAGGGATGAGATCTGGTTTGCAGCAGAGAATCCAAACCACGAGAGTGAGATTTATTCTCTGTATGAGATTCGCCGTGAAGATAATGAAAGGGTAAATAGCACAGCCGCGTTTGATAAGCAGTATATGGAAGGCAGATACGGAGCTGATCCGTACCTGACCAATATGCTTTCGGGAGGCGATTGGACATGAGTTTAAAGCCTCCAAAGAAAAGCGACCTGAATAAAGGATGGATGAAAAAACGTCTTGATAGGGAAATCAGAATCCAGCCAGAGTATCATTTGATTGTTACGGAAGGAACAAATACAGAGCCACAGTACTTTCAAACGATAAAGGATATCGTTAATCAGCAATATCGAGAAAAAATCCAGCTTGACATTTATGGTGAAGGGGATAATACACTCAGCTTGTTTGAAAAAGCCAAAAATCGTGCGGGTGAAAACCCGAACGGGTATAAGCATGTTTGGGTGGTTTATGATACGGATGATTTCCCGGCAGATCACATTAACCGTACCGCAGAGCTATGTGTCCAGAACACGACAGATGAGACACAGTACCATGCGGTGTGGTCAAACCAGTGTATAGAACTCTGGTTCCTTCTGCATTTCAGTTATTTCCACTCCGATATCCATCGAAAGGAATACTGGCCCAAATTGACTGATTGGCTGCAGAGTCTTGGAAAAGGTGAATATTCCAAAGGGCGGGAAGATATGTATGAGATTCTCAGGCCATTTATGGATCAGGCAATCCGGTATGCCAAAAAGCTGGATGAAACAAACGCAGGTAGACCTCCGGCAAATTCTGCACCGGGTACAAAGGTGTATGAGCTAATTGAAAAATTAAGGCCATATCTATAATGAACAGGAATCCGATTGGACTAGACCCATTGGAAAGTTAATGCATGATTTTAGATGCACGAGTTCCATTGATATGTTCTATGATGTATTGAAGAGCGGAATGCATCACTATAAGGAGACAGAAGGAGGTCGAGCGACTGTGTGTAAAGCAATAGAATTGTATGGAGAACAACGGGAAATGCAGAAAGCAAAGGAAATCGCAATCAATCTCCACAACATGGGGAAGGATAATGATTTCATTGCCGCCGCTGTAAATGTCAGCATTGATCTGGTAAAGCAGTGGCTTACCCCGGCATCAGCCTAACTGAATATTCCATAAATACTCGCCCGCTGGCGCACTGTGTAAATCCTACATGGTGCGCTGGTGGGCTTCTTTTTTTGTCCATTTCGGAGGGAAGGGAGACACTCAGTAGACTTTTTGTAACTGCCCCGACCAACCACAGACAGCACCCGGGACGAACCTGGGCGCCGCTGCTGGCTTATGCGAGGCAGTGTTTATTGGTTACAGATGTTTATGTTATGTATCAGATTCCTAAACTGTACAGAATCGCTTTGAGTTCCTTTGCATTCCGGGTCAGGATTTCTTCTTCGGTTTTGTTGCAGTCAAGCAGGAGCCGGTGAAGCTCAGAATCCGCTGTGGACACATGGTGATCCAAGCTGTCCACAAGGATATCGTCCGCAGAGACACCCAGAGCGTTGGCGATGTCAACAAGAGCATCAAGGCCGAGATTCCGTTTGCCTGTTTCAATCCGGCTGATATGTTCTCTTGAGATGTTGAGTTTCTCTCCGAGTTCTTCCTGGGACATTCCCCTTTTATTTCGGAAATTGCTGATGCGCTTCCCTATGTCAATATAGTTGATGGCCATACATTACCTCTCTTTCGTGGTTCGCATAAGCGATTGCATTATGGCTCTAAAGAATGCACATAGCAACATAATTATGGATTATGAGAGGTTAAGACCACATTGACTAACACTCTTAGCGGTTCTGTGGTCTAAGGCGTTTTTGTGACCATTCAAGTCACATTTTCATTCTCGTGTGACCCATTTGGTCACAGTCAACTCTGCAAAGAAAAAGTATACTTAAGATGAAGATTTGTATCTGGAATGGAAGGGTGAATCGATGAGAGGAGAGGTACCATGCAGGGACAAGAGGAATCCAATTTACTTACATTATATAGTGATGTCAGAGCGACTTCTGTACGTTGGCTCTGGTATCCGTATATTGCAATCGGGAAGATTACGCTCCTGCAGGGTGACCCCGGAGATGGGAAATCTACGATGATGATGAGCCTGATTTCGGAAGTCTCAAACGGTGGATTGACACCCGATGGAAAAGAAATAGGAAGACCGCAGCGTGTGATTTATCAGTGTTCCGAGGACGGTGTGGCTGATACGATCAAGCCCCGGCTCGAACGGTGCGGCGCGGATTGCCGGAATATTGCCTTCATTAATGAAGAAATATGCGGCGGCCTGACGCTTGATGATGAACGGATACGGCAGGCAATTATCAGTTTCAGGCCAAGGCTTGTAGTGATCGACCCGATTCAGGCGTATTTGGGAAACGATTCAGACCTGCTGATCGCAGGGAGGGCGAGAAAACTGATGCAGAGGCTTGGAATGTGGGCATCTGTATATGACTGCGCTGTTGTTCTGATTGGCCACCTGAATAAAAAAGAAGGCTCCAAGGATCTGTATAGGAGCCTTGGAAGCATTGATGTTGTTGCGGCGGCGAGAAGCGTTCTCCAGGTGGAAAGGAATACGGCAGATACCGATATCCGTATTGTTCACCAGATTAAGAACAGCCTTGCGCCGGCAGGAAATGATATTGAGTTTGAAATCCGTCCTGAGACAGGGTTCCGATGGATAAAGTGCGAAAGTCCATTGATGCAGCCTACAAGCTCAGAACAGTTGGTATTCCAGACAAAGACAGAGAAGGCAGCGTACCTGATCAAGAAGCTGCTTTCCAGCGAAGATATGAAGGCGAAAGAGATGTATATGCGCCTCAGTGATGAGGGGATCAGCCATAGAACCGCAGAGGACACCAGGAAGGAAATCGGAGTGCGGTGTTATCGGAAAATGCGGCAGTGGTATTGGAGTTTAAGGCCGGGGGAGGGAGAGCAGAATGACAGAAAATGAGAAACGCCTGAGTGCGGAAGAGAGAAAACAAAAAATCAGAGAACGCTATAAGGGCGTAGACAAAGATGAACTTGAAGTCATCCCGGCAAGAGAAATCGTCAGTCTGAAGGAGGATACTTCTTACAAGCGTGTGGCGGCATACTGCCGCGTTTCTACGGATGATCCTAATCAGACTTCTTCATACGAGCTCCAAAAGAACCACTATGAGGAGTACATCAAAGAGCATCCCGGCTGGGAGCTGGTGGGAATCTATGCAGACGAGGGCATTTCAGGGACATCTCTGGCACACCGTGAGGAGTTCCACCGGATGCTGGATGACTGTAATGCAGGTAAGATTGACCTGATCATTACCAAGTCTATTTCCCGTTTCGCGAGAAACACAGTCGATTCTATCAGCACAGTGCGCCAGCTGGCTCAGTTGAAGCGGCCGGTAGGCGTGTTGTTTGAGACAGAAAACCTGTTTACACTGAATCAGACCAGTGAGATGATCCTCACCGTTCTTTCTGCGGCGGCGCAGGAGGAATCTCACACCAAGTCTGAAATCATGAATATATCGATCGAACACCGTTTTTCTAGGGGCATTTTCCTGACCCCGGAATTGCTGGGATATGACAAGGATGAGGACGGTAACCTGGTCATCAATGAGGATGAAGCGGAGACTGTAAAAGTAATCTACTACCTCTACCTGAATGGATTTTCAATCTCGGAGATCGCTGACCTGCTTACAGAGTACGGTCGGAAAACGAAGCTGGGCAACACAGAGTGGAATCCCGGCTCCATTATGAAAATCATTCAGAATGAGCGCCATTGTGGGGATGTGCTTGCCCGGAAAACGTGGACTCCGAGCTATCTGAACCATAAGTCCAAGAAAAACAATAATGACAGGAACCAGTACCGGCAGAGGGATCAGCATGAGGCAATCGTGTCCAGGGAAGTGTTCAACGCTGCCAATCAACTGCAGGCATCGAAGGGGTATGCGGCTAAAAACCGTCCACTGCCTGTATTGAGTGTAGTGGATGATGGAGTGCTGAAGGGATATGTTCCGGTGGATAAGGACTGGACAGGCTTTTCTGCCGAAGAGTATCAGGAGGCTTCTGAAAGTGTGTATAGGGAGAATGCTCAGACGGAACGGCCTGCTGAAAACGGAACTCGGCTGAATCTATCCGGATATGAGATCGTCCGGGCGCAGTTCTTTTCCACACTGAGCAACCCTGCCATGACGATCTCCAATGGTAAGATGCGGTTCAATACGGCCTGTCTGAAGAAGTTTGGTGATGAGGAATATGTGGAGCTGCTGTTGAACACGGTTGAAAGATGCATCGCTATCCGCCCATGCAGCAAGGACAATCCGAATGCAGTTCGGTGGGGACGATTGAAGGATTCCCGATGGAGTGTCAGCGCCATCTCCTGCAGGGGGCTTGCAAAAACACTCTTTGACATTATGGAATGGGAAGAAGATACACGCTACCGTTTCCGCGGGGAATATGTCGGTGCCGGGGAGAATAAAATGCTGCTATTTCAGCTGGATGAGCCTGAGATGATCAAGACAGAGGAGATTACTTTGCCTCCGCAGGAGCCGGAACAGGATGGCACTGAAGAAGAAAAGGAAGAAATCGTAATAAAGAAGAAAATGATGGTATTTCCGGCAGCCTGGGCAGACAGTTTTGGCAGGCCGATTACAAGCCTCGCATGTGTGAATATGCTTGAACAGGAACACTATGCAGGGAACTGGGATATTCTGCGCCCTGCGAAGGAAGTAGAAGATTATAATTTGGTATCTTCTGAGGAATTGAAGGCCTTGATGCAGGAGGCGGAAAGAATAATGGAAGGATGGGAAAATACAAATGAATGAGGAACAGAAGATGGATGAGCTACAAAAGGAAGAACTTTCAGCCAGGGAGCAGAGGACGGCCGAACTGGAGCAGAGCTTCTCCTATGATGGATACCAGATTGTCCGAAAGGAGCTGTTTGCCCATCTGCGAGATCCGGCCATCACAATCCGGAAGGACAGCGTTACCTTCAACACGGCCTGCATTGAGGGACTTGAGGATGTTGTATATATCCACATGATGTTCAACAGGGAGTTGAAACGTATCGTTGTGGAGGGCTGCGATGAAAATGATAAGGACGCACTGCGTTGGTGCATCGCAAAGCCGGATAAACGGAAAAGCAGGAAGATGGTAGGCAAACCGTTCTCTGAGCTGGTTTATCGGGAAATGGGATGGGACGAGAATTGCCGGTACAAAATACTTGGCTACCGCATTCAGTTTGAGGGCAAGACACTCTATGTGTTTGATTTGATGGTTCCAGAAATCTTCCACGAGAGAAAGAGCCGCAAGAAAAATGAACAGGCATCTCAGGAAGTGGCCGAGATGCCTAATGAGGACGCCCAGAATAATAATGCGGCGGAAACCGAGGTCAATACGAGAAAAGGATATTATCCGGATGATGTTGCAAATACCTTCGGTGTCCCAGTAGAGCAGCATAGGGCGGATACGGAGATCCAACAGATGGACGGCTATATTTCAGTAGGGATACTGACAGGAGAACGGAAGTAGCAGTATATTTTTGAGCATTAAGTTTTGCCGGGGGAGAAGTGCGCCCTTTTTTAGGAGATGAGAATATGAGTGAAGAAGTGAACACGTTGTGGGATGCAAAGAAGCCGGGAATATCTGTAAATCTGGACACGGGGAGGATTGCCATCCATCGAACTACGCTGGAGATCATGGGGTACCCGGAATACTACCGATTTCTTCTGAATCTGAGGAAAAAACAGTTTGCCATCCAGAGCTGTGGTATTGATGACGATGGGGCCCACAGGCTCCCTGAAATCAAGGATCGGGAAACCTGTGATGTGAACAGCAAGGACCTGATCAGGCTGCTGTATCGAAGCTGCAAATGGAAGAATACGATGTCCTATCGGATTCAGGGGACTGGTTTCCCGGAGCAGCAAACTGTGAACTTCAATCTGGATGATGCTTTGGAACTGAATGAGATGAAGAGGACGACCAAGGCAGAAGGGGAGGCGTAAAGTTCATCCCGGGGAACCGAATGTGCGGAATGCCAAAATGATGTTATCATTCGTATGATAACGTAAAATGGGATAAATGTAAATATTCATTTTCCTGTTCGCGGCAGCGTCAGAGGTGTGTTTGTACATTTCTGTATCACTGTTTTGGTGGATTCCCAAAATGATAATATCATTCGCATTTTAACGTGAAAAAAATGATAACATCATTTGCGACCAACGCAAATGAACATTTCAGGATATGTAACTTTTTATGACCGCTGATTTGTACATCGGCGGTCTTTTTGTTTTGTACATTTTTCTTGGAGTTTTGTTCATAACCCATTTGAAAGTGATATTTATGGGGCAAAAATGTAAATAACCTGCGTCGATTCGCCTATTATAACGTGAAATCGGGTAAAGACCAATGTCTACCCTAAATTTTCAGTCGAGTTTTGATGGGTAAAACGGAGGTGTAGTTATCATCTGACTCTTGCGATTTATTGTCCGATAAATCACCCTTTTACCCCCTCTAAAATCCTATATTTCCGGGAAAACTTTGGGTCGAAGTTCATAGGTGATGATAACCTCATTTTTCATGCGGTATATAGGATAACGGTCGAAAATGAGG